TCACGGTTGATGCTAACGGCGATGTTGATGCGGATGCCGTAGCCGCAGCGGTTACGGAACTCCTCTCGCAGTACCCCTCGCTAGCCGCGCAAGGCGGAGCAAGGCAGTTCGATAGTGGGCGTGGCAAGCAGGCCCCCGCCGGACAACTCACCCAGGCAGACCTGAAGAACATGTCCGCGGAGGCCATCGTCAAGGCCGAATCCGAGGGCAGGCTCGACAAGCTCAAGAAGGGTTTGTAGTACCCCTCCCCCTCATGCATGACCAATCGAAAGGATGCCCGCCGTGGCAATCACGAACTTCATTCCCCAGCTGTGGGAATCCAAGATGCTCATCAACTTCCGCCAGTCCGCTGTGTGGGCCGCCCTGTGCAACCGCGAGTACGAAGGCGCACTGACCTCCGGCAACGAGCTGAAGATCACCGGCCTGACCGAGATCGCGGTCAAGGACTACAAGGCCGCCGGTCGGACGACTTCCGCCGATGCGATCAGCGACACGACCCTGTCGCTGCTGATCAACCAGGAGAAGAACTTCGACTTCAAGGTTGACGACATCGACCGGATCCAGGCGGCTGGTTCGTTTGGTGAGTACACGCAGTCCGCTGCGTATGGCATCGCCAACGACGCTGACCTGTTTCTCGCCAACCTCGCCTTCTCGTCTTCGACCGTTGTTGCCCCCGCGGCTCCGCTGACCGATGCGACGACCGCGTGGAACACCATTCGCGACCTCCGCAAGGCGCTGAACAAGGCCAAGGTCCCCCAGGGTGACCGCGTTGTCGTGTTCAACGCCGAGTTCGAGGCCCTGCTGGACGCGAGCGACGCGAAGCTGATGGCCTCGCAGACTGCTGGCACCACGGATGGCCTGCGCAACGCGACTCTGGGCCGGCTGCTCGGCTTCGACACGTACACGACCGAGAACATGCAGACCACGGCGAAGCCGCAGATCATCGGCTTCCACAAGTCCGCGCTGGCATTCGCCTCGCAGGTGCAGTCCGTCGAGGGCATGCGCGATCAGAACAGCTTCGCAGACCGCATCCGCGGCCTGCACGTCTACGGCGCCAAGGCCATCCGGCCCACCGGCATCGTGTCTGTGACGGCCGCCTAATGGCGCTGGTCAAGGGCGAAAACGGCGAGGTGTTCGACGCGGTCGATTCGATCGCTTCCGGACTGGTCGGCGGCGGACACGCGGTCTACGTGGACGCTGACGGCAACGAGGTCAAGGAGCCCGTGTCCGCTGACGAGCCCGCACCTGACGCTCCTGCCGGCAAGGGCTCCAAGGGCTGACCATGACTGATCTGATCAGCACCTCGGACCTGACGGACTACGGCGTTGTTATCGCGGCCGGTGAGGTGGCGGTAGTCAACCGCCTCATCCGTTCCGCTTCGGCCGCTGTCTGTAATGCTGCCGGGGCGCCGATCATCCAGTCCACTTCCACGGTGACGCTGACGGCCTTCGATGGCCAGCTTCTGCGGTTGCCGGGTCTGCCGATCCAGTCGGTGCAGTCCGTGATCGCCACGGCAGACGGCTCAGTCATTACTGACTGGGTGCCTGTGGCGTCCGGGCTGTATCGGCGATCGGGCTGGGGCCTCTCGGACGCTCCCGGTCTGGACGGGCCCATGCAGGTCACTGTGACCTACACGCACGGGCTGGCCATCGTGCCGGCCGACATCGCGGAACTGGTCGTCTCGGTCGTGATCGCCGGTCTGGAGGCGTTCCGCTCCGAGAACCTCGGCCTGAACAACGGCCGCGTGTCCTCTGTCGGCATTGACGACTTCAAGGAGGGGTACGCGACCGGCCTGGACGTGGAGGCAGTCACCCCTATGACGCTTCCCTCTCGGACGCGTCGCTGGCTGGCTGCGCGCTTCGGTAATGGCTCGCAGGTGGTGAAGACGCTGTGAGTATCAACGGCGCACTTTCCCGCGGCCGGCGCCTTGCGGAGCGGCTCATGGTCGATCAGTGCATCATCCGCCGGCAGACGGGGCTGGCCACCGACCTGACCAACGGGAAGGTCACCCCGGAGTACACCACCGTCTACCAGGGCAAGTGCAAGGTCCAGACCTTCACCAATCGGGAGCTGCTGCAGACCGGCGGGGAACACCAGTTCATCGTCCAGCGGTATGAGGTGCAGGTGCCCGTCTCAGCGGTGGGCGTCCGCACCAACGACCAAGTGCTCATCACCGCATCGGCCCACGATCCGGACCTGGTCAACAGGGTTTACCGGATCGTCGGGCTGATGAATAAGTCGATGGCAACGGCGCGCAGATTCGGAGTGGAGGAACCGACCGGATGAGCACAGTTGAGACGTTCACTGTTGACACCCACGAGATTAGCCAGCTGACTGCTGACCTGATCAAGGCCGCCCCGCTGGCTGTCCTCAAGGTGGAGCCCGCAGTGAAAAAGGGTGCGCAGAACATCAAGAAGGCCATGCAGGCGGATGCCAAGGGCCACCTGATTACCTATGGCGAGGGCGGCCGGCGCATTGACCCGCACCTTGAGAGGGTCATCAACTACGACATCAACGTCCACGAGTTCGGCGGGGATGCTTCGGTTGATGCGGAGATCGGCTATGACAAGCACGCCGGGGGAAGCGCCGCCCTTGCTGGTATCGCGATCTTCGGCACGTCTCGCCCTGGTGGCGGGACGGTGCGTAACCCGGTCGAGGCGTTGAACGATGAGGCCCCGAACCTTGAACGCGCGCTCGGTGCTATCGGTGACGGGATCCTCATATGATCGCTGACCATTACGCGGGCGTTGCCGCTCTCCTGCCATCTGACATGACCGTTTACAAGGGCGACGTTCCCGGCACCCCTACTTACCCGTATGTGGTGCTGTGGGGCGATGGCGGAACCGCTGACACCGAGGCGTTATCGGATGATCCGACGACGTTCACGCTGAAGGTTTACGCCACAGTGGCCGGGCTGTCGTTCGACTCCGCAGCGATCATCTTGCAGCGCGTCAGGACGGCCCTGAACAGGGCCAGGCCGACCGTACCTAACCGGGTCACCCACCGCATGGTTCAGACCCCGCAGATGCCCATACAAGCCGACCTGTCCGTCACTATCCCCGGCATCGGGCATCCGTTCTACGCCGTGGATCAGTACGACCTGATCAGTGACCCCAAATAGCTACAAAGGAGGACGGCAATGGCCCGTCTTATTGATGTCTGGCGGAAATCCACCGGGCAGAAGTACGAGCACCCCGTACCCGATTCGTGGATCAGGGACCAGGTCAATCCGGACCTGACTGCGATTGATCCCAGCACGCCCGAGGCAATCGCACCGGACGAACACCCAACTGACCTGAAAGAGGTTTGATATGCCCCGCTCGCTTGCTATTGGTGCAGTGAAAGTTACTGTACTCACGGTTGCCCCGGCTACCGCCGGCGTCCTGTCCCTCGCGACTGACCTTGTCGGTACGAACGCGAAGGATGTTTCGGACAACATCCTGAAGTCTTCGTACACTCTCGGCGCTACCGGCGCTGACAAGGTGAATGAGCCGTCGCTTGCTTCGACCACGAACAGCTCTGTCCCGGGCATGTCGAACTACAACGGCGACATCGAGTTCTTCCGCTACCTGGACGCTGAGGGCAAGTCCGTCCCGACTGAGGATGTTCCCTTCACGATTTTCACTGAGAAGGGTATCCGGGTGTGGATTGTGGAGCGCAAGGGTCCGCCGGCGTCTACCCCGCTCGCTGTCGGCGACGAAGTTGACATCTACGAGGTGCTGACCGATGACCCGCGCCCCCCGAAGGACTACGCGTCGTACCTGAAGTTCGGGCAGATGTTCCATGTTCAGAAGGTGTGGAACCGGGTCGCCATCACGGCGTAACTAAGACCAGCGGCGCGGGGTTGTTTTCGCAGGCTCCCCCGCGCCGCTTCACCACCCAATTGCCTGCGACCCCTCTTACTTAGGAGCCTGCGACCATGACTGAAACCCCCACTACTGCCCCCCTTGAAGCGCCCGAAGACTTCGACATTGACGCCTGGCTGTCGGATGCGAAACGCCCGGAACGGTCTGTGACTGTGTACAAGCGTGCGGACCTGATGGCTGACCTTGACGCGCTGGAGCGTCGGATCGAAGAAGCCAAGAGCGTCCCCGAGGAAGACCAGTCGCTGACCGATTCCGCCGATCTCCTCGAACAGGAGTACGTCAAGCTGGCGCAGCAGTTCCACGATTCGGGCATCACGATCCGGGTCAAGGGACTCACCCAGGATGAGATCGACGCTATCGGCAAGAAGGCGAAGGCCGACAACCGGTCTGACGCTGAGATTGGGCGGCTTCAGATTGAGGCGGCGCTTGTGTCCCCGAAGATGAGCTTTGAGCAGTTGGGGAAGCTGTCGGCGGCGATTGGTGATGCTCAGATGTCGAAGATTGTTGCGGCGTACCAGCTCGCTACGTTGCAGCAGCCCGAGGTTACTGTCCCTTTCTCGCGTCGGTCCTCTGGACAAGGAAATGGCCGGGGGTAGTTTCCCTCCTGAAGACCGCGCGTGA